TCCACTTTAATCTGATATGCCTGCTGATCGTCTGCCTGCCATTCGACGGTCGTAAACGGAATAGCTTCCGCATACACAACAGGGGCAGCTGGTGCGCCGTAGGAAATAAAGGTCTTAATGTATCCAACATCTGGGACACCATCAATATTATAGGCATTGACACCCCATTTAATTTCTCCGGCTGGAAATGTATACGCTGGGAACGTGTACTCATTTACAACATCGGTGCTGTCAATAAGAGTTGTATAACTTTCATCCGTAACCAACTTCCACAAAAATTTGTATCTTGTTGGTTCAAACCCGTCCGGACTGGAATAGCTCCACTTGAACGTAATTGGCTGGTTATTGCTTTCTATTGTATTTGAAGGGGATATTGCGGTTGCCCTAACAAGTCCAGCTGCCGTGCTAAAACTATATGTTGAAGTCTGCGATGCATACCCGGTTGAATCAGAACCGGACAGATACCACTGAATTGTGCTTGCTGTCGGGAATGTATTCGCCGGGATCGTCAGGCTGTTGATTCCCGCCGCAGCCTGAACGTCGTTCCATGTTTCGGCACCTGAGACACGCCAATGCAGTGTAGTTGCCCCAGATGCGACAGTACCGCCTGCGGTACTTTGATATACCCATCCAAAAGAGATGGGATTTCTCGGATTTGCATATCCCGATGTTGGAGCATTTGAGGGCGTGACTTTCGTCGTTGCTGTCGCAAACGTATAAACGGATGTTGATGATACAGTACCGTCTTCATCTGTAACGGTAATCTGGTACTCATAAGAAGCCCCGGACTGGAACGTACCTGCTGGAATGGTGATTGATTTTGCGTTACCGGAAACATTCCTTGTAAGCCATGTGCTTTCACCTGCTTTTCTGTATTTGAAGACTGCGGACGCTTGATTCCACGTCGTTGGATCAGCGCAATAGGAAGAAGCATAAGTGCTTGTGTCTCTGATAAGATCCCACGTTAGTGTCTTTGCAACTGCATTGTTGACTGTTCCTGTGAGCTGAGAACTGTTGTAGGATACTTTGCTTTTTATCTTTGCAGCATCATCGTAAATAATCGTGATATAGGGCCGAGTCTGTCCGTTTACCAAAAGTGCTTTTGAATAAATCCCACCGCTTGACGACTGACTTGTTGATTGAAGCAATACCGCGCCTAAGCTGAGAAGCTCATACGCTATATCTGCATAAGTGTTTTGACTGACTGTATAATTTTGAAATGCGGTTTGCCCTTCAACTCTGAATCCTGTTAGTCCAGCCCCCGTATGTCGACTGTTATAGTTAACTGTATTCTCATCATAGTCCTGTATCCTGTCTAACGCTGCGAACATGGCTAATTCAGATGTGCTTTTTGCTGGAACCACATATTGATAACCAACAAGAATGTTATGCCGCAAATTGTTCGGCATTTTTGCTACTTTTCCCAGCATAGCGCAGAGATATATTTCGCCGCTACTTCTTAAATAGCTTATCTGGTATTCATTGTCATTTGTAATTTTATAAACAGCATAAGGTGCATCCGCTCTAACGTAGTTGGTAAACGTTATTGGGAGATTTACTGTTGCATTTGCCATATCACGCCATCCTCGCTCTCACCTGTCTGGACTCATACCATCTCAGCAGTTCTTCCAGTTCCTCGATGCCGTTGACCGTGATGTTGTAGGTGTTGGTTGTGCTGCCGACGCCTCCGGCCACCGCAGGTGCAGCCGTTGTGGTCAGATTGCCGAAGTCAAAGCTGCTGCGGATCTGATCCGTGACCAAGTGCTCGTTATCTTTGATGCCCTTGGCAAACAGCTTCATCATGTCCGGGGCGTAGGTAGAGAAATTGGACAGCGGCCCTTCTTCCGGTTCGGAGAAGCCGAGGAATCTCTTCACCCTGGATGCGATCCCGCTGACCGAGCTGACCACGCCGGAGACCTTGGATTTGATGCCGCCTATGAAGTTCTCGATCATGTCAGCGCCCCACTGCCTCGCTCTGCCCACGACGCCGAAGATGGCGTCCTTGATTTTTCCGAGCAATGACTTGACCGCATCAACGGCGTCATCCACCATGCCGATAATGCCTCGCCCGAGGCCCTTTACCAGTTCTTCCCCGCCCTTCACCATCTCAGGGGCAAGATTGATGATTGCTTCTCCCAGATTCTTGATGATGACCGGAGCAGACTTTAAGAGTTCAGGAATCGCTTTGATCAGTCCTTCGGCCAGAGCGCCGAGGATCTTGAACGCAGCTTCAATCAGTTTGGAAAGCGTATCAGGTTCGGTGAGCTTTTCGACAATCTTCAGAATGATTTCCACTACAGCGGGAATCAGCTCCGGCAGGGCTTCGATCAGCCCGTCAGCCAGGGCAAAGATGATGTCTGTTGCCGCATCGATGACCTTGTCCGCATTGTCAGCCAGGTCTTTGACCAGAGTGGTGATGATCTTTACCGCGGCATCGATCAGCTTCGGCAGATTGTTGATGATACCGGAAATAAGCCCTTCCAGGAGCGCGATGCCTGCGTCCACAACGGTCGGCAGGACATCAAAGAGTAAACCAACACCTTCATCAATGATTCCGCTGAGCGCGTCCAGAGCGCCGCCAAGACCGTCAGTGAGAAACGCCTGCGTCAGCTGGGAGAGGCCGTCTGAACCGAACTGGATGAAATTGCGCAGCGTCGGCGTCAGCTGGTCGCTGATGGCGATCTGAGCGCCCTCCAAAGCCGATTTGAAGAGGGTAATATCACCGGCAAGGTTGTCAAGCTGCGTCTCGGCCATGGCCTTCGCCGCGCCGTCTGCGCCCTGAATGGCTGCCGTCAGTTCGTCGAAGCGTTCAGAGCGTGTACCGAGCAGCGCGTTCACCGAGGCGAGGTCGGTCTTGTTGAACAGATCGTTCAGCATTGCGTCTCGCGCCGCCTGATCCATGCCGCCGAGGCCGTTCTGCAGGTCGGCAATAATATCGATCAGCGACCGCATGTTGCCGTCTGCGTCGTAGACACTAAGCCCGAGCTGTTCCATGGCTGCCACGCCGTTATCTGTCGGCGTCTGAAGTGACAGGATCATGTTGCGCAGATGTGTACCACCTTCCGCGCCTTTGATGCCGTTGTCCGCAAGAACGCCGAGGACGGTTGACAGCTCCGTTGTTCCTCCTGCGACATTTCGCGCCGTGGCGCCGATGGTCAGCATGGCGTCACCCAACTGTGCAACGCTTGTGTTGGATTTGGATGCCGTCTTCGCCATCTGGTCGACAAGCGTGGAGGTTTCTTCAAGCGACAGGCCGAGGGCGGACTGCGTGTCCGTCACCATGTCCGATGCTCTGGCAAGGTCCATGCTGCCGGAAGCAGCTAGGTCAAGCACAGACGGAAGCATCTGGATCGACGTTTCCGTGTCGTACCCGGCCAGCGCCATGTAGTTCAAGGCGTCTGCAGCCTGCGTCGCGGAGAACGCCGTGGTGCTGCCCATCTCCTGGGCAAAATCTCTGAGCTTTGTGAAGTTCTGTGAGGCTTCCGACGTGGAGTCGTTAAGGTCGTCCACCGTGTAGCCCATCGTAGCGGCGACCTGAGACATGGATTTGTCAAAATCAGCACCGGCAGAAACAGAGGAAGCGCCGAAGCCTACGATTGCGGTCGATGCCGCGGCAACGGCAGCACCGGCTACCTTTCCGGCTTTGCCGAGTGCGGCACCAATCTTGGACCCGCCCTTTTCGGCGCTGTCCCTGGCATTGTTCAGCCCGCCTTCGTATTCCGATGTGTCAAGCGTGAGCTTGGCCAGCAGGTCAAATACATCCAATGTTCAGCACTTCCTTTCATTGCGAGAGTTTGTCCCTGATTCGCTTCCGGCCTTCTTTCGGATCGGGAGGCGGTTTGCGGTTTGGATCCGGGATGATATCGACATACCGCGTGTTGAGGCCGTACCGTCCAAAGAGGAAATCGGTCAGGTAGACGCGGAAGATCTGTTCTTCCTCGTACCGGCGAATCAGTGCCGGCAGCGCCCGGATATATCCGAGCGCCGTCAGCTGCGGGGCGGAGCAGATTGCGCAGATTGTGCAGTCTTCTCCGTACCCGCCCACGATTTGAAAAAATCGATCAGGTCCTTGTCTTTCGCGGTTTCCATGATCTGAGTCATGGTCACAAGGATGTTCTGATCGGCGATCTTCGCGGTGGTGGTGTTGTTCAGCGCGGCGAGGATCGCATACACGTCGGCCTTATGCGTATCCAGCAGGAACGGGATGATCTCGTTGATCTTGTCCACGCCTGCTGCATAAATGCCGATGACGGACATATCCTTCAGGTCGGCTTTCTTTCCGATCTTGTTCCTGAGATCAGGATCTTTCAGGATGTTGGAAAGGGCCGGAGTAATAGAAAGGAGCACAGACGCGGCTGCATCTGTGCTCAGTTCAGAAAGTTTCATATCTTATGACCTCTCGTAGTAGGTCACGTTGCTGTCGACTGCGGTATCGGTGGTCGGACGGTAGCCGTCGCCTACCAGGACAAACCAGCCTTCCTCAGAGGGATCCTCGTCGCCCTGCGGCGTAACTGCGGTGTAGGTGTAGGCCGTTGCTTCACTGTCGACCTTTTCCAGCACGTAGAACGCCATGGGAACCTTCTCAGGATCCGCAAGAGAGCCGTGCGGAGTGAGTTCGAGCTTAAGCCCGCCCTTGCCCTTGTTTCTGGTGGTCAGCGAGACGCCGCCAGTGGAAACGGTGTTGTCCATCACCACAACAAGCAGCTTGTCCTCGTCGAACATGTCGCCGATCCAGTAAACACTCATGAAGTCCGCATCGCGGTAAAGCATCCGGCCTCTGATGCCGCCGTCTGCCTGGTTATCCGCAGCGCCGAGGGCAAACTTGAGCGCTGCTTCCGACACGGTGAGAGATGTGATTGTCAGTCCGCATTTCCAGCCAGTGATCTGCTTGCCTTCCTTCATGTTGGTGTAGGCGTTGTTCACGTCCTCGAAGAAGTCCTGCGTCTTAGGCTGGCAGGTGATGTTGTAGTCGCCGGTGGTGTCGCAGATGATATCAGCATCAAGCGGAGCCACCGGGTTTGTGATGTCAAAACGATTCAGCAGCAGGCCGGAGTTCATCTGCATTTTGCTGGCCGCGTCTGCCGTGATTCTTGTAGCACGCCACATGGCTGCATTCCTCCTTGTTAGTCAGCGGTCAGATACTCCGCTGTGATATTGATGATGATTCTCCGCATGTCGTTCTTGTCCTCGTCTGACATGCGGCGGGAAAACGGATCGCGGCGCAGGATCCACAGCTTGCCGCCGTCGATGTTGATGACCTTGCCTCCCAGGCCGATTGCCCCGGAGATGGTTTTCACCATGGCTTCGACGGTAGCCCAGGAAGTGGATCGGTGCCAAAGAGATGCGGTCAGCGGAATGCTGTCGCCAAGGCTGCCGGTTGCCGCTTCATAGGTGATGTATTTATTCGGGTTTCCCCACTCTTCCATGACGCCCTCGTCATAAGCGCTCTGCTCGTCGATGGCAAGCCAGCCGAAAGAGGACCAGAAATCATGCAGGGCCTGAGTCTTGTCTTTCTCTCCCATGCGCAGCCCCCTATTCCGTCAGCTTGAACTCTTCTGCGGACACCTGACGCATGTCCAGATCCGTGGAAGCCGGAGTGTGCTTATCATCCCCGTCCGACGTGGCCCGGAAGATCTTTCCGTCACTGATCCTGCGGAAAACGTCATGATATTCCAGGTGGACAGCACGCGGTGTGGTGATGGTGTAAAGGCTTGTGACACCCTGGACAGCTCCGACTCTCGCCTGGATTGACGTGTCCAGAACGGCAGCGGCCTTAAATCCGGCACCGTCTATCCATCTCCTGGTGATCCCGCCGTAGCCGTCCGGTACGCTGGTTTTGTCCATTAGGACAAACGGCTCCATTGCATCTGTCAGAAGGCTCATTGTATTTTCCTCCATGCATTCATCCGGGACGCGAAAGAGGTTCTCCAGCTGGTGGCGCCTCCTGTTCCTGTCCCGCTGATCGCGCTGCCCTTGGAGTAGGAATACCCGCCGAAAGACTCAGACATATATGGAGACATGGCCGAGCTGTCCGGTGCTTCATATTTTGCCCGCCAGGCATCAATGTCCTCAGACAGCTTTATGACAGCCACAGGGATCGCAAGCGACCAAACGCTGCCGGTGAAATCCTCGTCATTGAGAAAGTCGTTTCCGTACTGATGCACACCATCATTGAAGAGGCTGCCCATCACGCGGAAGTACTGACCGGGAAGCAGGAAATCCGCTTCCAGCATCCCGTTTGCAATCCGGAAGGATCCGGAACGCTTTTCGCGCTCGAACCAGTTATTCAGTTCCTGACAGAGTTCGGTCAACATGCGGATTCCTCCCTTTTATTTCAGGTATTCGGCCATTACAAAGCCGCCGCCCGCCACAGCCTTCCAGCCGCCCGGAACGTCAATGCTGTTGTCCAGGGTGATTGTCTCCCCATCCTTCAGGACGCGCAGAACGGGCGCATTCCGCGCCGGGTTTTTGCGGAGATTCAGGCCCGGCGCGGAATTTACGATTGCTGTTTCTGCAGGTGCGACTACATCCGGAACATCAGTGGCGAGGACGGATTTCTTCCCCCGTGCCATATCAGCCGTTGGAGATGGTGCCCTTGACCACGCCGTCAGCGTATTCCACGAGGAACTCGATGCCGGACATGACGAGGGACTCTACCTGAGCGCGTTCCTCGGTGGGATAGCCGGACTTGATGCCGACATAGCCGCTCTGATCGGCGGTCATCTGGAACGCCTTCATGGCCTCGGAAGTGACCGGGACGTAGTACATGATCAGGTTTTCCTTCGCGGTGGAGTACACCGTGTTGGCCGGGACGCGGCTGTTCATGATCACCGTGCCGAGACCGAGGAAGTCCTCGATATAGGTGAATCCGAACGCGGTCTGCGTGGTGATATTTGCCGTAGCCAGATAGTCAGCGACCGTCAGGGGATGGACGAAGTGAACCAGCTCGGCGGTGTCGTTCTCGAACAGCACCTGCAGATTGCCCCAGCTCTTCGCAAGGACAGCCTGAAGCGTGGACTCGCTCACGGAAACACCGACCGCAGGCTTATAGCCGGACTGACCTTCGGTGCCGCTGGCAGCCTGAACGATCGTGCCGATATAGGTGAAGAAGTCGCTTCGGATACCGTTCTGAACGTCCTGCAGCAGCTTGCCGTCAGTCTCGATGACGGCTTCGTCATAACCGGACTTGAGGATCGCTTCGGCGGTGGAAGCCTTGCGCCACTTCTTGAGCGTGATATCGCCGACAGGAACCTTGTTGCGCTGGTACTGGCTCAGCGGGATGATCTCACCCTCGGGGACAGCGCCGCTCTGCAGCGTGCCGGTGGTGGTGTAGTAATACAGCGTGGATCCGTCGATCATGGCGATCCTGCGGGTGACGCCCAGGGCTTCGATCAGCTTCTGCAGGCCGTTGCCGGTAAAGCGCCGGACGAAGTCGATCTCACGGGCTTTCGCCATCTGCTGGGTGGTGATTACATTGGTTTCGGGGGTAGTGACAACATCAGCCATTTCTTTTCTCCTCTCGTTTTACATGCCGCCGAACAGGTCGAGGTTCTGAGCAATTGCCGTCTGCCGTTCCTTTGTGTCCTTGATGGCAAGGATTTCTTCGGCGGTCGGCCTGTTCTTACCCGCTGTTGCAGGCGGTGTTGGTGTGTTTGCGCCCTTGGTTTCTGTGGTCGTGATGTACTCCGGCCACTCTTCCTTCAGGCCCTTCAAAATTGCGGCCTTTTCCTTTGCCGCGCCGTTCTCGTCAAGTTCGAGCTTGCTGTAGTCGTGGTATTTCAGGGCTTTGGCAATGCCGGCCTCTGAGAGTCCCGCGTCCTTTGCAATTTCACGCAGCACGGACTTCTTGGCTTCGAGAGCTTTCTCTTCGGCGATCTGCTGCTTGTATGCCTTGAAGTCTTTGTCCAGGGTGTCGAACTTGTCCTTCCACTTGCTGGCGGTCGTGGCGTTGTCTTCGGCGGTCTGCTGCTGTTCTTTGAGCTGGTCGATCTCGGTCAGCTTGGCCTTGTAGCGTTCCTTATCGACGTACTCATTGCCGACAGCGGTCTTGATAGCCGTCACCAAAGCTGGGATAGCCGCAGTGGGGATACTTCCGTCCTCTGCTGCATGGGTCTTGACGATGTTTTCAAAGTCTGCCATTTTTGCTTCTCCTTTTCGCAGTTTCTCGGGAGTGCTACCCTGAGAAGTATTTTGTATATAACCCGCTTTCGCGGTTTATACCTAAGTAATGCCGGAGGTTGCGAGGTTGCGCAGCAGGGGCAGGGAACGTCCTTTGGACTACCTATTACCTGCGTGCTGTGTATGGAGATGTGCCTCCGGGCTTTTGTATTACTCCAAGAAAAAAGCAACCGTCCGGTTTCCCGGATAGTTGCTTCAATCACTTTTTCAACTCATCTTCGATGATGGACTTGTATTCATCTACATGATCAGCAAGGGCATTTTTCAGGAAGTGGATTGGTTTCATGCCTCGCGTTCGGTGCCAGTTCCCGTTTTCATCTTGATATGCCCAGGGGCTTTGACGTCCGGAACCATCTTCTACATAGATTCCGGTTCCGATCTCGTTATATATCGCATATTCATTGTTGGTCCCGACATAGCAGGTGTTTTCGTGTACTTCATGGCTTATGCTGCCTCGCAGGCCGGATCCGCCCTTTGATGTGTACCACGAATCTGCATGACGCGGGATATTGGCAACAATGATATCCTGCGCATATCCAACCGCCTGGATCCCGCACGCTTCAAGTGCAGCCTGAACTCTCGTTGATAGTTCCCGGAGGACTTCCGCGGAGTTGTCAGCTCTGATCTCAAATTCAAGAGCCATCTTTGGCCTCCAATTTTGTTAGGACTACATATTCTGGAATCCAGCCGTCTGATTCTTCATCAGACAAATTCAAGGAGAATTTCGATGCACTTTCTTTTTGTTGGGTTGTGGTCATGATCAAATGCCTCCGCCTCAATGATTCTTACGTCTTTTACTTTCTGTTTCATACCCGGAGAGAACACTACTTCACTTTCGCGTGTATTGTTGGTTATAAAAGCATGTGTTCCTTTCGGTGTCAGAATACTAAACTTAATGTCACTCCCTTGAAAAACATTAAGCTCTGAGCAGGCACTCGCTGACATAAAACCATTGTCTGTAATAATTGCTCCAACAAGATTTTCTCTGATGTTATTCGCAATCATTTCATGATCAAGCCCATCAATGCAGAATGCGTGCCCGATCCTGTAAACCTTTCCATGATCTCCAATGTTCACGCCCATCTTCTCAAGTACACCAGCATGCACCCAGCGATCTACTACTATATCTTCTTTTATTGTGGTAGCTTCGATCAATTGGTTTATCGCATCAATGGTCTTTTCCATTTCAGCTTTCTTATACATGCCTATATTGCCACTTCGAAGATACTTGTTTATTGCTCTGCTTCCGTCTGCATTTGCAACATATCCGCATCCGTAACTTTCATACGGTCTTATCAATGTATCTTGAGCCTTTTGTCCTATTTCATCAAGCCATCTTCCAGTTTTCGGATCTTCGTCACTTGAGTAGTACGCATCTTGAATTGACATCCCATATCTATCTTTGAACGCTTTTTTAAACTGCATTTCTGACGATT